TATAACTTGGTTTAAAATCATATTCACCACGAGGATAATCACGCTCTGGCTCACGAATAATTAAAAATATACTATCTAAAATATCTTGGTAATTTGCAGGTAAGCTTGGCAATCTATCAATACACTCCCAAAGTGGCTCGCCAATCCATTGATATGGCTTTCCTGTTTTTCTGTGCTTCGTAGGTGGTATTGTTGTTCTACGCCCAGTTGAAAGTAGTTCGCATTTAATCACGCCATCTTTTTTAAAGTTTAAATTGCGCTCGTTATTATATTTATAAAATGCAGTTAAACCTTTAGAGCCACGCTTCTTACAAGGCGTATCGCCTAAGTGTTTTATTGCAGTTGCAATCTCATCTTCGGTTGCAAAATCAAAGTCAATCCCGATAACGCCAGATGGTGCGCCAGTTACAAGAGCATAAGTTTGCTCAAGCTCTAATTCCCATTCAAAAAGCGTATCTTCATCTGGTTTCCAATTCTCTCGGTAAATGCAAGACCAGTTAAAGTCTTTTATATACTCTGGAATTACTGCAATTTTCTTTTCCCAGTATTGTTTGTAGGTAGGGTTTAGCGTCAGTTGTTTGACTTGTGCTGGCTTAGACATAGGAAGCCCTTGATTAAATATTAAAGAGGAAGCTTAGGTTGGCGTAAGTCTGCCAATATTAATACCCTAATGTATGCCGCCTCATTTAATCCTGCGCTTTCCAAATAATTATCTAACTCTTTTGCCTTGTCTAAAGGTAAAGTTGTTTGATAGCGTTTAAAATTTTCTTTTTTGCTATCATCTTGAATTTTATCATTTGTATTGCTCATAATGATTATTTTTGATTAGTTGTTAATAAAACTGATTGACAATGTATATCTCTTAGTGTAAAAGATGTCAAGTAACTTTTTTGGAAAAAATTTTATGGTAAAAGAAATTCAGTTAACACAAGGTAAAGTAACTATTGTAGATGATATTAATTTTGATTTCCTTAATAGATTTACTTGGAGATATAATAATGGATACGCAGTAAGTCAGGTTAGATTACCAAATTCTGATAGAAGAGTTCTTGTTGGCATGTCTAATTTAATTGTTGGTGTTTTACAAAAAGACATCCATGTTGACCATATAAACGGAGATAAATTAAATAATACCATTTTAAATTTAAGAATCTGCACGCCAGAACAAAATTTAAAAAATAGAAAACCAAATAGAAGAAAAGTTAACACTGATATTATCTATAAAGGTGTTGTTCAAAATGGAACTCATAGAAAATATGGCAAAAGATATTATGCTGTAATTAGAAAAGATGGAAAACAAATTACTGTTGGTCCGTTTCAATGTCAAAAAGAGGCAGCTAAAGCTTATGATGAAAAAGCTTTAGAAATACACGGAGAGTTTGCAAGAACAAACAAATCTTTAGGACTTTTATAAAAATTCACCCAGATTTGTCACTCGTCTGGTTGAATTAACTAGAGTGATTTTATAAACTGGCATTCCGTGCCAAAAAAGGATGAAAACTATGAGTAAACTAAAAGCAGTAAAACCTAAAACTACAGAACCTGCAAAGCCAAAAATATTATTATTTGGTAAAGCTGGCGTTGGTAAGACTTGGGGTTCTCTTGATTTTCCTAGTTGTTATTACATTGATACAGAGGGTGGCGCAACTCGTCAACAATATACAGATAAGCTAGATAAATCTGGTGGTGTATATTTTGGTGTAGAGCAAGGCTCGCAAGATTTCAATGAAGTAATTGAACAGGTGAAAGCACTAGCAACTGAAGAACATGGATTTAAAACTCTTATCATTGATAGTATAACTAAATTAACTAACATTGAAATTGCAAATGAAATGGAAAGATTAGGTGATAAAGATGCCTTTGGTGCGTCTAAAAAACCTGCAATCCAAAAAACTCGCAAGCTTCTTAACTGGCTAGATAGGCTAGATATGAATGTTATACTTATTGCACACGAAAAACCACTTTGGGCTGACCAAAAGCAAATAGGTGTAACCTATGACGCATGGGAGAAGCTTGAGTATGAGTTAGACCTTGTGTTTAATATAGTTAAGCAAGGTGATAGCAGAAAAGCAAAAATCCAAAAATCTCGTTTGATTGGATTTGTTGATGCAACATCTTTTGATTGGTCTTTTGATGAATTTGCAAAACGCTATGGCAAAGAAGTGATTGAAAAATCATCTGTGGCTATAGAACTCGCAACTGAAGCGCAGTTAAAAGAAATTAAAGACTTGCTTGAAAACTGGAAAGCACCAGATGGATGGGAAGAAAAAATCTTTAAATCTTGCAAGGTTGATGCTTATGCAGATATGTCTGTTGCACAAGCTGATGCGACAATCAATTTTATCAAATCTAAATTAATTAAACAATAGTCAACTAAACAATAAGGAGAAATGTTATGGTTATACAATTATCAAATAAATCTACAGAAGAACTAAAAAAAGAAATCACAGAAAGTAATTTAATACCTAAAAATACAATTTGTGATTTTGAAGTATTAGAGCAAGTAACAATGGGTTCTAAAACTTACTTTACTGAAGAAAAACTAAGTAAGGCTGAAAATCCAATGCTAGTTCTTGTGCTTCGTGTTTACCACGATAAAGGCGAAAAGGTTATCATTGATTATCTTACTGCAAACAATCCACGCATGGAATTTAAGCTTCGTCATGCTATGTCGTCTTGTGGCGTTAGCGTTGCAGATGCTAAACATTTTATCGGCAAAGCTGGCAAATGCAAAATAGGTATTCAGAAATCTGAAGATGCACAATATGCAGATAAAAACACAATTCTTGATTATATTGAGAAAGGTGTTGCGGTTGAAATCCCTTTGGATGACGAGATACCTAACTTTGATAAGAAATAATGCAATTAAGACCTTATCAATCTGAATGCCTAGACAGCGTCACTAACTTTATTCATAAAGATAAAGGTAATGGCGTTGTCGTGGCTGAATGTTCCGCAGGCAAAAGCATAATGATTGCTAAAGCTGCGGAACACCTTGCTTCATGCAAACAAAGAGTTGTTATTCTTACAGACCGCTCAAAGCTCGCAACACAAAATTCTTCTAAACTAAGCCAAGAACATGGTATAGTAAGTGCTGGACTTGGGCGCTTTGATTATAATGCCGAAATAGTAATTGGCGGCATACAAACCATTTACAACAAAACAGATAAGCTTGGAAATGTAGATTGGATACTTGCAGATGAATGCGAAGCCATAGGAAATAATTTTCAATCAGAAAGTCGTTACCATCAATTTTTAAGAGCATACCCTCAGGCTCGCATAATCGGTTATACTGCAACCCCATATACTTTGCAAGAAGGCGCTATTGCGTGGGGTAAAACAATACACGAAATCACATATCAACAATTACTTGATGCTGGATTTTGCACGCCACTTACAAATAAAATTGGCGACATACCAGATTTAAGCTCTGTTGCACATTCTGGCGAAGAATACAACCTTACATCACTTGGCGAATATATGCGCCAATCTGATTTAATAGAAAAATCAGCACATAAAGCCGCATCATATTTTAGAGGAACAAACCGCAAGAAAGGTTTAGCATTTTGTGTAGATAAAGAACACGCATTTGCTATGGGTTTTGCATTAAAAAAATATGGCATTAAAGTTGATTTAATTCATGGCGGAATGAATGAAGAAAAACGCCTTGCAGTTTATAATGAATTTGAACATGGTGAAACTGAAATATTAATCAATGTGGAACTGTTAACAAAAGGTGCTGACTTTCCATGTATTGATGCAATATTCTGCTTTAGACCAACTGAAAGCATGAGGCTTTGGTTTCAAATAATAGGGCGTGGCATAAGATTATTTACAGGAAAAACCGAATGTTATTTGTTTGATTTTTCTGGCAACCTTGCAAAATTTGGAACACTTGGAAATCCTATTTGGAAATATTTTGGTAGTGAGAAAAAGAAAGTTGGTAAAGCTCAGAAAATATGTCCTTCATGTGAAACATCCATAAACATTGGGCGTTCTCAATGTCCAGTTTGCGACTATGTGTTTTTAAAAGAAGATGTAGAAAAAGAATTAAAGCATGAGGCGGATGCAGACTTAGAAAGCGATACAACTAAACCGCATAGTGTAGAGCGTTGGTATACACCATCTCACATAGTTTACTCAAGGCACTTAGGCAGAGATGGAAAACCAGATACACTTAAAGTTACATACATTTGTGGCAAAACAAACTTTTATGAATTTAAAGGCTTTGACCATCCACGAGATAGTTGGGCAAATAAGTTTGCTTTAAAATGGGCGCAAGAGCGTGGTTCAGTTCCTCGTGATATTGAGAATGCTTTAGCTATATGCGACACTTGGAAAAAACCAAAAACTATTTGCGTAAGACCGCAAAAAGGCAATCCTAAATATAATGATGTGTGTGGTTATGAGTGGTAAGCGCAATAGAATTGAAGCCGCAATTCAAAAACAATTAATTCTTTGGTTAGACCAAGAGCATCCGCTTGTTCGATACAAGGCAAACAAAAATGAGGATGCTGGCTCTGCAATAAAAGCCCTTGAGAATATCCGCATGGGTCGTGCTGAAGCT